GCCGGTGGCCTTGGCCAGCATGGTGCCCAGCGCCGCCTCGTTGACGCGCTGGCGCAGCAGCAGCTCGCGATAGGTGTTCTCCTGCAGCAGCTTGGTCAGGGGCTCGGACTCCAGCGCCAGGCGTGCCCGCAGGGCGGCCTGCTCGGCGGCCGGCCAGAGGCTGACCAGTCGGTCCTTGCGCGCCTGCAGCAGCGTTTCGAAGTCCAGCGGCTCGACCACCCGCGGGGCGGGCAGCTGGCTCAGGTCGATGGGTGTGAAGGTGGTCACGACAGGCCTCCCAGGGCTAGGGGCGCGCGCAGGCTTACGGCGGCATCGTTGAGGGTGCTGTAGCCCTGCAGTTCGACGAAGGCCTGGCCGGGATGCTCACCCTGCACCAGGTCAATATGGGTGAGGTTGAGGCGCGGCTCCCAGCGCAGCAGGGCGATCACCGCCACGGCCTTGGCCTGCAATCCCAGGGCGCCATTGAGCGGCTGGTCGATCAGGCGGAACAGATCGCAGCCGTAGTCGCGGCGCATCAGGCGACTGCCGATCGGCGTGGTGAGGATGTCGGTGACCGATTGTTGCAGGTGTTCGAGGTCGCCGAGGATCTGGCCGGTACTGCGGTTCATGCGGGAGCTCCTGTCTGGCTGCTGCCGCTCTGGACGCCGCCGTGGGTGTGCTTGACCAGGCTGATACCAGCGGCCACGACGTCCTGACTCACGGTCACCTGGCCGGTCACCTTCTGGTTGCCGGTCTGGGTGTAGTCGCCCTGGTGGGTGATGGGGCCGACGATGGTGATGCCGCCGGTGCTGGTCAGCTGGGTGACGCCGCCTTGGGGCAGCACGGCGCTCAGGCGATGGGCCTGGCTGTCGTATTCGATGACGGCGCCGTCCGGGTAGCTGCGCCGGTGCAGGTTGGCGCGGTCGCCATTGGCCGGTAACAGCTGGCTGAACAGGCCACAGAGGACGATGCCCTGGGTGGTCTGGCCGCTGGGACTGAGCAGCAGGACCTGCTCGCCGAGGGTCGGCGGGTCCCACTCGCGGCTGCTACCGGCGCGTAGGGTCAGCCAGGGCAGCCAGCCGGTGAGCAGCTCGCCGCTCTGCACGCGCACGCGGGCGGGACGTTGATCGGTGAGACTGCCGTGGTCCACCGCGGCGATGGTGCCGAGGCGAACCAGGTTCTCGATGAGGCGGGCGAGGGCGGCGAATTCGTTCATGCCCCCAGCATGGCGCCGGGATCAGGGCCGTGCAGCTGGCGGCCCTTGTCGGCGCGCCGGCGACAAGCTCAGGCGCTGCCGATCAGCCTGGCCACGTCCGGATTGGCCGCGAGAAAGGCCTTGAGCTTGTCGAGCGGCTCTTCCGCGGCGAACGCCTTGGGTCGGTTGACCAGGCGCCAGGCGCTGCCATCCCAGCGCGGCCACTGGCTGTCGTCCCAGCTGGCCGGCGGCGGGGACTCGACGCAGCGCGCCGGCAGCAGGTAGACGCCAGGGTCGAGCGGCGAGGCGTCGGCGATGGTCTGGCCCAGGTAGAAGCCGGCGTGATCGAGCTGGTAGACGATCTTGTCCATGGGGTGCCTCAGTACTTGATGATGGCCAGCAGGGCGACGTTGCGCGGCCGCGCTTCGCTGCCGCCGCTGGGGTCGATGATTAGGGCGTGGTTGTGATTGCCGCTAGGGTCAGTGGTAAGTTTCTTTGTGTTATCGGTAAAGTTATTGCCACCCGAAAGGCCGCTGGTACTAGTCTCTGCGGTATCGGTTTCGTCGTAAGTATGCACGTGCCCCCCGGCCGTGGTTGTCTGGCCACTATGGCTGTGTTCCTGGTTCTGGCTGCCCTGGGCGCTGCCCAGGGCACGTGCCTTGTCGACCCCGCGACCGTCGTCGAAGCCCCGGATGAATTCGCCACGCAGATCCGGCAGGTTGAAGGTGGTGAAGCCATCGCCGGCACCATGGGTCGTACCCAGGGCGGCGAAGAGACTGGCATAGGCGCTGCGCGATACGGCTGCACCGTTCGCCTTGAACCAACCCACCGGCGCGGTGCTACCTGCGAAGTAGGCAACGGTGCCGGCGGGTATGCGGCTGACCAGGGCGTCCACTTCTGCCTTGCTGTAAAGCTCGAGGTTCGTGCGCGCCTTGGTCTTGTCCGGGACGTCGGCCAGGTTCTGGGCGCGCATCAGGGGATCCATCAACGCCCCGAGGGGATCGTTCTGGGCGCAGACGACCTTGGTCCCGGCGGGATAGCTGCTAGCGAGGGAAAGGCTGGTGCTACCTGTCGCGGTCCATTCTTCGCCGGCGCGTAGCCGCGTCCCTGCGACATAGACCGCCAGGCCTACGGTCGTGGTCTTGACCAGCGTTAGCTGGGTCTGGTTGGCCGCTAGGGTCTGCAGCTCTTCGATGGCATTCACCACCACATTGGCCTTGGTCGGGTCGGTCCAGGCGTATTCACCATCGGCGTTGCCGGTTTTGGCCAGCACCTGGTGGGTGGTGCCACCGGGAATCACCATGGCCTTGGCGAAGGTATTGATCACCCAGGTCCGGCTGGCCACTACTACGTTCGGATCTACCTGCAGGGTGATGATCGAGGCGTTGGCGGCGAGGAATTGCACGCGCAGGATGGCATCGGAGTAGGCGCCTTCCCCTTTGACTGGCTTGTAGGTGTCCGGCAGGTTGCCGATCACCACCAGGCTGCCCTGGTCATCGTAGAGACCGACCTCGCGCAGGGTGAAACCGCCGATAGTCGCGGGAATCACCAGCTCGGCGATGAAGCCGCGGGGTTCGTCCGGATCCTGATAGACGCGATTGAGGGTGGTGCGATAGCACTCGCGCACCAGCTGGGTCATGCCCTCGGCCGGGGTGACCGGGTTGCCGTTACCATCGCCCACGGCCGCGTGGGTCAGGTTGATGGCGACGCCGCTGGCCTCGGCCTGGGCCAGGCGCTTGAGGCCGTAGGAGGTGTGGATCGTGTGGAAGTCCATACTCAGGCTACCTTGGCGGAGATGAAAGGGCTGATGTCGAGCGGGCGCAGATCGCCCCAGCGGCAGGTGATTTCAATCGGCGTCGAAAGGAAGGGCGTCATGCCGGCCACCACTGGTCGTCCGCGAAGTTCTGGGGGATAGGCTCCATGGCCTTTAGCGTGCTGCCGGCCAGGACTAGTTGGCTCTTGCGCGCCATGGCGGCCTGGCCGAACGCCAGGGTGGTCTGGGCATCCATGGGCACCCGCTGGTTGTCACTGGCGATCCAGACGAAGTCCGTCTGCGGATCGGCCCAACGTAAGTTACCGGCCTTGGCGCCGGCCATGATCGCCGCCAGGGCGTTGTTCATGGCGCCAAGGATGTTCTCGCGGTCGCTGGTCGTACGGGTCTGGTAGTGGTGATCCTGGAAGGTGAGGCCCAAGGCGACACGGCGGTCGCGTTCGGCGTCGATCTGGTCTGTGGCGACAAGGGCAGATGCTTGTTCCGGGGGCTGGTCGAGGCTGATCCAGGAGTGTCCTGTCCAGACACTGACCTTTCCTTCCTCCACTGCCGTTGGGGCGGTCAGGGTGCAGCGTTCGGGGATGCCGGCAAGTGGGTCTACTTCGATGGGGCCTACCAAGACGCCATCGGCGCCCCATTGATAGAGGGTAATGGTATCCATGGTCATCTGGCCTTGATGAAATTGGTGAACGGCGCTAGGGATGCAAAGGACTTGGGTGCTCTAAATAGTGTCTTCAGGTCATATGCGGGAAGCGCGCGACTTATTTGGTTGGTATTCCAGCTTTGAGTGATCCAGGTGCCAAAACCATCCGTGCATATTGGAACAGGATAGATTGCTGTGGGTACAGAGCTAAAGGCTGGCCAACTTATTGAACCTGCACTGTCGACGCTGAGTGTTGTCTTGAAGGCTCCTTGAGTATAGGCAGTGATGATGCAGGTCCCATCGTTGCCAAGGGCGATGTTCCAGTTCTGGGAGGCACTGTTGTTGTTGAGGGCGACAGTCTTCCAGTTTATCCCGTCTAAAGAGAAAGCAGCCGCTCCCTGCCAGCTATAGTAATTAGAGAAGCCAGTCATGCAAAAGAATCCAGCAGCGTAGGTGGCTGAGGTCCAGGTGTTGACTGCGTATCCACCAACGTTCAAAGGAGTATTGCTCTTCCAGGTGAGGCCATGGTCGGTGGAGTGGAAGTGTTGCCCGTTATAGCTTCCAATGATCCAGGTCCCTTTGGCGTTGGTTGCAATACTGATTCCGCTGTAGTTGTTAGTGTTTGTAGTAACCTTTTCCCACGTTACTCCGTTATCGATAGAGCGCATGGCCAAACCGCTGGATGACGTTGCAATCCAACGGCCGGCTTTGTCTGTCGCGATTGTATTCAGATCGTTGCCGATGCCACTTTCGATAATCGACCAGCTTCGCGCGTTGTCCAAACTTCTGAGGAGGCGGCCGCTGGAGCAGGCTAGAATCCAAAGACCGTTACCATCGGTTGCTCCGCCGCGAATCGACTGATAGGGAGGGTTTATTTTTTCGAAGGTCGAGCCGTTGTCACTGCTGCGCAGAATGTATTGAACACCAGAGATGTAATCTAATGTCAGGAGTACGCCATCTTTTCCTATGGCGATAAAGTTATATCTTGAAGACAGATAGGCGGCATTGGACCAAGGGGTCATACTGTTGTCATAGTCGACGAATCCCAACTTTTCAAACAACTTGGGATAAGCCGACTGCAGGTAAGTGGCATCATCGGGAATCCAATCCGAATTGGGCGCGGACAATGAACGGACGACAGCGCCCACCTGCGGCTGGTAGCAGGTGGCGATCAGGTCGTCGGTATAGCCCTTGGTAGCAGGCTGCAGCGTTTCGGTGGGCGCCGCGGCCAGGCGCAGCGGGCCGGACAGGGTGCCGCCGGTCTTTGGTAACTGATTGGCTCTTAACTGGTCAAGGGTTTTCTGCTGCGCTTCAAGCGCCGCCGCCGCCGTCGAGTCGCCATAGCCGATCAGCGCGGCGCCGCCGGAGCCAGCCAGATCCTTGCGAACGGCACTCGCCGCCGCGATGGCGGCCGTCAGCCTCGCCACCAGGCCAGGCAGTGTCTCCACCTTCTTACCGTCGATGGTGGTGTAGTACCCCGCGGCGTTGCCGTTGGTGAAATCGTCGATGCGCAGTTCATTGCCCTTGAAGCGGGCGATGGCTTGGGGCAGGGGAAGTTCAGCCATGGTCGATTCCTAAGGCGTGGATCAGGTCCACATTGGTGATTTGGTGGAGGTCGGCGTCTGCCTGGGGGAGTTCGGGGACGAAGGCGGCGTGTTGCAGGTCGGCGGCCTTGAGCGTCAGCTCGAACCCCACCGTGGTCACGGCTGCGCGATAGCGGCGGTTCTTGCTGGCGACGTGCAGTTCGATGGTGTCCAGGTGCGATCTGAGGTTCTTGGCCGCCTCGACCACGGCCAGGAAGCGCTCGGCGCTGCTGTTGGGTACGCCGACCTGATCGACCTCGATCAGCAGGCGGAAGGTGCCGGGCTGGCCGGGGGGTGTCTGCTGGTACCACTCCTGCACGCGCAGCGGATAGCCGAGGGCCGCCAGGGCGTCCTTGATGGCGCCGAAGGTGCCCTTGCTGCGATGCACCTGCAGACTGGCGCGCAGGGTCTGACGCTTCTGGTTCTCGCTCCATTGCGGGTCCCAGGCGTCCACCGAGAGTGCCCAGGCCAGCCAGGGCAGTTGCTCGGCCGGCGCGGTGTCGGGATTCCACACGCTGCGGGTAGGCACCGGGATCTGGTCGACCGTGGCGCCGACCTGGGCCAGGCGCCGTTCCAGGGGGGTGCTGTTGGGGGGCAGTAACTCAGGCATCGGTCTTGCCCGCCACCTTGAGGGTGACCCCGGTCAGGTTGCTGGCCTCACCGTTGCCCAGCACCAGGCTGGCGGTGGGCCGCTTGAGCCGCACCGACTGGACGCCCGAACCGTGCAGAGCCTGATAGAGGCCGGAGAGGGCCACGTCGTAGCCTATCTTCTTCACGCTGGCGGCGTAGTCCTCCACCGCCTTGTAGGCGGCATCGAGCACCACCTTGGCGTCGGGGCCGTCGTAGAGGGTGAGTTCGGCCTCGACCTGGTAATCGACGATGTTGGCGGCCAGTACCGTGACCTTGTCGGTGAGCGGCCGTACCTTCTCGGCGTTGAGCGCGGCACTGACCTTGGCCAGCAGCGCGGCCGAGGCCTGGCCCGAGGGTTGCCGCGACAGCACGTAGACGGTCACCTGGGTCGGCGCCGTGCTGATGGCCTGGATGTCGCGCACGTCGCCGTCGGCCGAGAGGCCATGGAAGATGTAGCTGCCCTGGCTGCCGGCGGTGGTGTAGCCCTCGGGCGAGAGTTGGATACGGGCGCGGAAGTCGTCGTCGGACTCGTAGACCGCCGGAGTGGGCGGCAGGGCGTTCGGGGCGGCCGCGGCGAGCAGCAGGCGGGTGACGCCGAAGTTGGCGCCGAGCTGGTCGAGATCGCTGCCGCTGGCGAAGGCCAGCATCACCCCGCGGGTGGCGTCGTTGACGCGCTGGCGCAGCACCAGCTCGCGATAGGCGTTCTCCTGCAGGATCTTGGTGACGGGATCGGATTCCAGCGCCAGGCGGCGGCGGATGGTCGCTTGCTCGGCGGCGGGATAGAGGCCGACCAGGCGATTCTTACGCGCGGCCAGCAGGGTCTCGAAGTCCAGCGTCTCGATGATGGTCGGCGCCGGGAGCTGGCTGAGGTCTATGGGGCTGAAGGTGTCGACCATGGAGGATGTCCCAGGTAAGCGGCCGCCACGGGAGCGGCTGCCGGCGGATCGGCGGTGGGGCGGTCCTCGGGCGATGGCGAGGAGCGCC